TACTATGCTCTTGGAGCATATACAGGATTGGTAGCACTTTGGACATCAACGCAACAAATTGCATTGAATGAACAGACAGCTATCGCATTATTGGCTCCAATAGGTATTCTCATTGGTGCTGATTATTTGAAACACAAAAACGATAACGCTTAGTTTTTTTTAGGCGTCGTTTTATTTTTTTATTATGTTCGTAAAGTGTCAGGTATCTGTCAACGGTTTTAGAGGATTTGCAGGAGCAGAAGTTGATGGAACACAACCAGCCATGATTGAAGATGAATGGAAATATAGATGGCCTAGTGGAAATCTCACATACAGACTAAACAATTTATCACCAGATATAGAGAAAAAGGAATGGCAAATAAGAGCAGTTACAGTAGCATTTAGAGCATGGCAGTTAAGAATAAACGATTTAAAATTTGTAAGAGAATATGATATGAACAAGCACGTTGATATTAATATCTCATTTCAACCATTATCAAAGTTTGACAATAGAAAGGGTGTTCTAGCACACGCATACTTTCCAGGTCAGGGAGAAATATCAGGCGATATAGAAATCAATGATGAGTGGAATTGGGTTCCATCAGCAAAATGGCAAACACTATCAAAACCACCATTAGTTGCAGTATTAATCCATGAGATAGGACATAGTTTAGGATTAAAGCATGACACATCAACAATGGAAGCAATAATGTATCCGTCTTTTGATCTAGGCAAACCAAAAAACAAACTGCACAAGAATGACATAGAGAGAATACAAGGCAAGAGAGGATTCGTAGGATATGGAGAAAGAAAAATATCACAACGTATATTAGATTACTTTGATAATAGAAGAATGAGAGGAAGCGATTTCAGATGAAACTACAAATCCCAGATACAAGCACAGAGCAGAACAAAAAGAATGAAGTAGCATTTCTCCAAGCATACGGCAAGTCATACAGACAGATGAGAAAGGACGAATTGGCACAGATGATTATGAATCAATCACTAAACGTAATGAAGTTCAAAGACGAGAACTATAAGGTAGCCCAACTAGCAGTAATATACAAAAGACAAAGGGACTATTTTCTTAAACTATGCAGAAAAAAGAACGGTAAAAATGACTAAATCATTCCATATATGTCCACAATGCAAAGGTCATAGAATGTTTATGGGTCAAGAATGTTTTACCTGTGATGGAAAAGGCAAAGTAGATCCAGATGCGGTGTGAAAGAGTTTGGGCAATGCCTAACAAGAGGACATTTCAAATCAAACCTATTGCAGAACTTATCAAGGAAGAAATAGGAGATGATTACATTGATCCATTTCCATTTGAGGGTAAAGTAGATTGTTTTGATTATTATAAAACATTACAAGACGAATCTGCTATGTATGGTGTATTAGATCCACCATATACAAAAAGACAGGTATCAGAACATTATAAAAAGAACGGTGGAATTTGCACAGGGTGGCATACATCTAGTGGGTGGATAGCTAAAGTAAAAAATGAAATGGCTAGAGTCATAAAACCAAATGGTAAAGTAATCACATTTGCATATAATTCAGGTGGAATGGGTAAGAGTAGAGGATTTGAATTAACTAGAATACTTTTAGTTGCTCACGGTGCAGAACATAATGACACGATATGTACGGTAGAAACGAAAAATGCTGTGTGAAGCACCAAAGTGGGTAGTCCATCTTTTCGAATGGCTAGAGGATAAACTAATCACAGGGGATATGTTCAATAATGCGATTAATTGGTTGTATGAGAAAGGCATAATTACTTGTAATCAAATAATATAATCGGTGGAAGAAAACAGAGGAAACAAGTGCTATGTAGGATTAAAATGTGTTATCATATCCGAGTTAGTAACTAAGGACACAACTTCCACTTTATATAATAATAATTGATGAATAAATTGTGGTAAAGGAATTAGAGATAAAGAAAGTCGACCTTTCAGATATAAAATTTGATGAAACAAATCCTAATGAACTGACACAAGATCAGATGGAATCACTAAAAATGACTATGGAGAAATTTGGGTATCTTGTGCCTGTAATACTTAACAAAGATCACACAGTAATTGATGGGGAACACAGGGTTAGAATATATCAAGAATTAGGCAAAAGAAAGATTCCTGCCTATGTAATAGATGTTGACACGATTGACCTTAAAATTTTAAGGCAATTAATGAATAAACTGCGTGGGGAACACGATAAGCAAAAAGATGCAGATGAGTTTAAGAGTATATTTGAGGCAGGAAAACTAGATGAGTTTAGTAGATTATTAGCCAAAGATAAAGGCGAGTTTGAGCAGATATTAGAAAAAAAGTTTGATATTATCTTTGAAAAGCCAGAAACAGATGAGATCCCAGACGTTCCAGCAGAACCAAAAGCCAAGCTAGGGGACATTTATCAGTTAGGAGAGCATAGAGTGATGTGTGGGGATAGCACAAAAGATTTGGATAAACTTCTTGATGGCAAAACCCCACAGATGTTATTTACTGATCCTCCATACGGATTAGGTGGATATGCAGGAAGAAGTGGAAAATTTGAAAGCATTAAAGGGGATGATACAAATACAGACATATTTTATAATTCATTACCAAAAAACATTCCAGAGAGGTATATTTGGGGAAATTGGTTTAACATTAGATCAATAAATGAATTACCTAGAGATGTAATAATATGGAGGAAAAACAACTTTGGAATGGGAAAAGGTTATCGAGGACAATATGAAATCTGTCTATATTTTGGCAAATTTGCTGGAAGTGACAGTGATATTTGGGATGTAAAAAAAGACAATGTTAATGAATATAAACATCCAACACAAAAACCAACCGAATTATGTAAAAGAGCATTAAAAAACAGTAGTAGAGAAAATGATATAGTGTTAGATTGTTATCTAGGCTCAGGCTCAACCCTTATTGCCTGTGAACAAACAGGAAGAATATGTTATGGTATGGAATTAGATCCTAGATATATAGACGTAATAATACAAAGATGGGAAAACTATACAGGTAAAAAGGCTAAGAAATTATGAAAAAAATGTGTTTGTTCTGTGGAATAAGACCACCATATACTAAAAAGTTAAACGATCCAGATGCTACTTTATGCAAGGAGTGCTGGGAAGAATGAATATAGAGTACGGAACGTTTGTCGTAAGCGTAGGCATATTATTAGTAAATATCATATTTTACGCCAAAAAGTGGAAATCAGGTCAAAAAGGTTAGACTCACTCATTATAAATATACCATATATTCCACACAAATTATGATAAATCCAACAAATTATCTGAAAGAAAAAGGGATTGACATTTTTAGAAACGGTCTCAATTCCTACAAATTAACTAACGAGCCATACATGGATTTGACCGTTGAAACATGGTTACAAAATGGCAACGCAGTGGTATCAATGTGCCACTATGGAGAGATGAATGGAGATTTAATGAAAGATCCAGACATTTTATTCATGGTAAATGAATCAGGCGACATTGAATACAAAGAGTTCCAAAATGATTACACAGGCTTTTATTCAGAAGACCACAAAGAAATCAAGGACTTTATGGAGAACACCTGGATTAATAACCTAATCATGCAGGGACACGAATTAACAAAGGAGGAACACGAAGATTGACTGAAAATAAGGATACTTGGAAAGCAAAACAACATCTGTTAGGAGAAGAGGGAATGTATCGACTTTGCATTGATACCCTCAAACATATCCCCTCAAAACTAGAACAACGCCAAAGAATGAAAGAAATCTATTACACAATAGTCAACACAGGCTTTGAAGAATACAGTAGACATAAGGAAATAGATCAAACAATCAATCTAAGGAATGTTCAGTGGTATTATTTAGTTGATTGTATAAGGGAAGAAATAGATGAATGGCAGAAAATGAAAGCCATAAATTAGTTCCTTTTTGATAATAGATTATAATTTCTATGCGTAAGAATGACACTAAATGATAAAGAATTTCATATTATAACAGCACGAATTATGTTTAAATCGGATTATAAGGTGGCTCTCAAATGGCTAAAGGGGAAAGGCTACGATATATCCCAAGCGACATATTTCAGAACACTTGCAATAATGGACAAGGAAGCAAGGGATCGTTTATTCAAGGTTGCAGAGGAATTTGAGATAATTGCCTCAGAAGAAATAATCAAATTTAACAATATTGAGAAGCAGATGTATGAGGAATATCATAAGGAAACTCTCCCAATAAACAGAGCAAGAATTTTAAACATGATTGCTAATCTACAACCATATATAACAGCGTTACATGAACAAACTAAGATGATATTGGAGGGAAAACTTGTCGCAGAAAAGGATAGTATTTTATCCCAGCACCCAACGCCTGAATGAATCGTCTGACGTTGGTGCAGACTTAAACAAGTATCGAGGTCTTGATTTTGAATCTTTTTGGAATGAACTACCACGCAAATTAAAGTTCACAGATTATGAAAGAGAACTAGCAGAAATACTAGAAAAAAATAAGAAATTGATGGTAAAGAAAGCCACAGGACTTGGGGTTTCAGAATTTTTTACACGCTTTATTGCCTGGAACTGCATAAAGGACGATGAATGGAGAAAAAGACAGGTGGACGTTACTGCAATTATAATCACAGGTGCAAACTTGGAATTAACCAAGAAATTCATTGGACGTATAAAGGGATTATTTGTAGGCAAAGAGTTCAAGAGTAAGGAATCAGTAGTCATACTAAATGGTTGCAAGATAGAAGCATTTCCAACAAACCACCTTGAACCAGCAAGAGGTCTTAATCCACGCATAGTTTTACTTGATGAGGCAGACTTTTTCCCACTAAGGTATCAAGATGAGGCACGAACAGTAGCAGAAAGATATAGGGCAAAGGGAGATGCAACTGTGGCTATGGTTTCAACACCCAATTTGCCCGGAGGTCTTTATAATCGACTTGAGGAGGAAGAAGATAACGGATACGTCATAAAAGAATATAACTACGAACATGGGTTAGGTATCGTATATGATCCTGCTATTATTGAAAGGGAAAAAACTCAAAACCCATCTTTTCAAAGAGAATATAATCTCCAATATGGATACGGACTCGGAGATATATTCACAGGAATAGACGAGTCATTAGAGAAATACGACCTAGAAATACAAGGTGGACAATCAGGTTGCTATGGAGATCCTGCATTTGGCTCATCTAATTTTGGTGTTCTTGGTGCAGAAATAAGAGATGGCACATTATATGTTATTGAGGCTAATGAATTTCCACGACCTAGTCCAAGTGCCATGCTAGATGTTATGGAAGATATGGCACACAGATATAATGACAACTGCAAGATAGACTCTGCCCACCCTGGATTCATTCGTGACCTAGAAGAACGAGGAATACCAGCACTCCCTGTTAACTTTGGTCTGCAAATAAGAGATTATGAATCAGCAAACGTGCAATCACTCCGTTCTAAAATGACAATCAACGCATCACAAATGGTCAAGAATGGCAAGGTCAAGATACACCCCACACACACAAAACTGATTGCACAGATGAGATCAGCAAAGTTTGACAAGCGAGGTGGTATCGACAAAGAAGAGATGAACGCAGACGTTCTTGATTGTTTCATCATGGCTTGTTGGGACTTGAAAGAGTTTGACTATGGACACAGGGATATTATGGGTGGCAAGGTCAAAGGCGAGGGAACTGAGAGCCATAAAAGTGTCCATATAGAAACAGAAGTCTTTGAATAATCATGGCAGACAAGAACGAGATAGTCAGATTTCTCAGGGATTATGTCGATATATTGGCAGACGAACCTGACGGATATATCAAAATCAGCGTTATCTATCATCATCTTAGACGGATATTAGGGGACGAGTAAATTCTATTATCGTGCCTAGCACATACCCCAGCATGAACATACCCATAATCGCTGGTGGCATACTTACTGCAATAGCCTGGATTAGCATTTATCTGCTGGTAAAATGATTAAGGGGTTTATAGATGGCTTGAAAAAGTCATTTAGTGGCAAAACTTACACACGCAAACTAAAACCCTGCATGGTATGTGGAGAGCCTAGTTTCACAAATTGGCTTTGTTCTCGGTGTTATTTAGACAAATTTGACAATTAGGTCAACTATTTTCAATCTCTAGGGTATATATAATGGAATAACAATCCTATAAATATGAAAAACACACAATTATTAGGAAAATTGCGTTGTGCTCAATTATATCACTGCGTACATTGTCATTTTGATGGCACAATGGAAGAGTGCAGAGCACACTGCAAAGAAAAGGAACATGCCTATATTAAGGCAGATGATCACAAGATCCCATCAAGAGCAACAGAGAATAGATGGCTCTCTATATGTGGATTTGAGGTTGAGGACTAATGACTCCTAAAATTCTCCCAACTCACACATACAAGGCTAGAGTAATTGCCCGAAGATTATCAACCAAAAATTACTCCCCCATTTAATTCTCTATTACTATAACGCTTATCATCATTCATGCTTGTAAAACAAGATGCAGTAAAATTACTTGAAGCATTTAACGCATCAGTAACAGGATTGCTTAGAGAAATCTCAGACAAGTTAGAAGTCATTGAAAAGAATGATCCAGATCCAGACAGAACTTCTGCTCATGCAGTTGACAAATCCCTTAGAGATTGGTTTCATAAGGGTGGATATATGGGCTATTAATTCTCTTTAGATTATCTATTTAAAGAAACCCATGTCATTTCTCAAACGTAAAGTGGAAGAACGTAAAGTTGAAGCAGAAAAAGCAAAGAAAATCTTTGATGCTGGGAAATTTACTTCTATTAATAGAAAATTAGGTTTGCGTGATGATGCTCCAAAAGAGAAAGTTATCTTTGAATTAAACAGATTAAAAAATCCAAGAACCAGGAAACGACTTGGACTAACTGACGATGATTTTAAAAAATTTGGTATAGAACTCTAAAATGGCATACGGTCTGTATTTGAGATTGGATCAGGACGTATGGGCAAGAGGGGATTATTCAAGCGAGAACAAACTAACAGGCACTATCTATACAGACAAGAATAGAACACAGAAAAAGAATCTTACAGGTTATACACTTACAATTAGAATGTTCAAGCCAAGAACTATCGGGGACAGATTTAACAAACAGGCATCAATAGTATCAGCATCAGGTGGCACTTTTGAATATGCAATAGCAGACGGAGAATTACCTATCTTTGGATTATATGAAGTAAAAGTGGAACTGACCAAATCAGGTGTCAAGGAATCCACATTAAACCACGTTGAATTTCAAGTTCTGGAAGTGCCAACATGACCACACCAATAGGCACACCCGATGAGCACGTAGTAGAAAAGTATGCAAGACTAGAGGAAGCAAAGACTCCTATGGCAAAGATTGTCAAGAGAGAGTGGGACAGAGAAAGACCTGAGCAGATTACCTTTGAAAGACTAATCATGTATCACGACAAGACACCTCAGATTCAAATGCCTGTATCAATGTATGCAGAGATGATTAGTGGCACAGACATGGCAGTAACCTGTGAATCAGAAGAGGCAACAGAACTATTACAAGCATGGATTAGAAGAACAAACTTTTATGAGAAATTTGAAAACATGATTACCACTTGGCTTATCTGTGGTAACGCACTATTAGAGAAACTAGACCAAAACGACACACAGGATATTCTCGAAGTCGATATGTCAACAATCATTTCAAAGAAAAGAGATGAGTATGGACAGTTAGAATATTATGAACACAGGACAAGAAACGGTGGAGTTGACCAATTAGGCAAAGGCAATCTTGGCAGATTCATAGAGTTCAACCTTGCACCATTTAGTAGAAAGGCTTGGAGCAATTCACTATTCCACAGTTTAGCAGTTCCAAGAACATTAGGAAACAGAACAATGCCACCAATAGTAGAAACAATCTGGGGTATAGAAGATGCTATGGGATCAATCATACTAAACAATGCTTATCCAATTACAACGATTACCTACAACGGTGCTAATGATGAATACCTCAAAAGAGAGGCTAGACGTTGGAACGAATACAAACCCGGAGATAAGCGAGTCCAGAAGATTAAACCTGAGATAGAGTTCTTTGAAACACAGGGCAACAGCAAATACACAGACTATATTGATTGGCTAAGAAAGACAATCGAGATGGGTGTGCAGTTCCCTAACGATATTCTCACAGGCGACTTTACATCAAGGGCATCATCTGAAACAACAGAAACAATCGTTCAAAAGAAAGTAAGAGGCTACCAAAGATACCTTTCAAACAAACTAAAGACAGAATTATTTGATAATATACTCATTCAAAACGGATTTGATCCAGAAGAACAGGATTGTCAAGTGCAGTTCACAACACAGAATATCATAGAGTTAGAGGTCAACCAAGTCAAGGACTTTGCCAACTCTGGAATTATGACAAAGAACGAGGCAAGAGAATGGCTCAGAAACAACACAGGTATGGAACTTCCAGACGATGATGAGATTACAGCACAGCAGGATATGCAACAAACAATAGCACAAAACGCACAGCAAATTAAAAGGGAAAATTTTGTCAACAAATTTAACGATAATGTTAAGATCAGAAAATGTAAAATGTGTAAGGAACATCAACACGCATTTTGCACTAAACGTGGGTGTCAATGTCAATGACAGATTTTGACGACTTGACTAACAGAATCCTCGATAAAATGGACGAGATGGAGAAAAAGATAGACAACCTATGTAACAGAATGACAAAGGTAGAGATTAATCTTGATAACCACTTTAGGGAACTAGACCAAAAAAAAGAAGCCAATGAAAAGAAATTTTATTACATCATAGCCATTATGGGTGTCAGTTTTACTATCTATGAAGTAGTAAAGGGATTATTATGACAGGTGTTAAAAGATTACTAGGAACAATAGCAGATCCGTCACAAAACAATCAAACAACTACAATATTTGGCGAACAAATAGTAACTATTCAACACGCATCATTATTAGAATCATTTCAATATCATATTAATACAAAAACCATAATGACGACAGTAACAAATGGTGGAACTGTAACACAAAGTGATTCTATGGCAGTATTATCCTCATCAACTGCTACAAACGGTAGTGCAAGAATTGAAACAAAAAAAAGATTACGATACAGACCGGGAAACGAGGGATATGCAACATTTACAACATTGTTTGAAAATGGTGGAGTTGCTGGTGCTACTCAATTTGCTGGTATATTTGACAATACTGACGGATATTTTTTAGGCTTTAATGGAACTGATTTTTGTGTAGGACGAAGAAAAGACTCTGTAAATTATCTTACAACAGACGTTAATCAAGACTTTCTTGCCAAATATGATCCTACAAAACTAAATATTTTTGTTATTAAATATGCTTGGCTTGGCACAACACCAATTACATTCTATTGGATTGATAACTCAGGTAAATGGATTCAAATAAAAAGACTTGATATTGCAAACACACTCACAGCACCAAGTATTTCAAATCCACAATTACCTATGGCAGTTGAAGTGATAAAAACATCAGGTGCAAGTGATATTGTAATAAAAACAGGATCATGGAATTGTGGAACATCACAAGAAAATTCTGGCATAGGTAATAGCGATTTTTCGTGGAGAGCATCAGCAACAGGTGTAACCACAGAAAGTGTCCTAGTTAATTTTAGAAATAGAACAACTTTTCAGGGAGTTACAAACAAAGTAAGAATCACGTTGTTATATATGTCAGGTTCATCAGATGGTATTAAACCAGCAAGTATTAAAGTGTATAAGAATCTAGCAATAGGTGGAACTCCATCATGGTCAAGTAGAGATTCAAACAGTATCATGGAAATAGATACAGCAGGAACAGTAACGCCTAATATTAATGCCCTTGAATTTTCACTTGAACTTGGTAAAACAGACTCAAAAGCCATTGAACTGTTTAAACTTGATATTCACATTGATCCAACAGAAACTTTAACCATAACAGGAGAATCAGCTAATGCCTCAGACTTGGTGTTCTTCCTAAGATGGCACGAACAATTTTAATTTCTTTTTATCATTAGTTTTTAATCCACTTTATGCCATCAGATGTAGCCTGTTCATGGTGTCTATACAACGAATTTGTCCCAATATCTGCAAAGATTGTCAAGTGTTACAACTGCAACAATCTAAAATGCCTAGAAGAGGGAATCAAGATAGAACGCCTAGAACGATGGGACGATGTTGACTATTAATTCTCTTTTAATCAGTATTTAAACAATTTATTGTGAAAGTTAACCTAGAATCCTTTGCACGTATTGATGAATCTGCAAGAATACAAGGAGTCGCACTTATTCCAAGAATTTCAAGAAATCATAACCTTTACACTAAAGAAGAATTAAAGAGATTTAACGGCGTAACAGTTCCACTTAATTGGGAACACAACCCAGAAAAAGTAATCGGAGAAGTCACATTTTTCTACAATTCTGAAAATGAAACTGTCTATTATGAGGGCAACATTACAGATCCATCTGCATCTATCCTAGCCAAGAACAAGACACTTTATACTTCCATTGAGGCAACACCAACATCAGTTCAGAAGATATGCAACGGTGCAACCGATTGTTTCTCTATGCCTTATGGCTTGATTCCAGAGGGACTAGCATTAACTGAAACACCTGGTGTCCCAGAAACATCAGTAATTATTGAGAAATATCTAGCAGAGTGCCATCATCACGAAGAATATGAGAAATACGGTGCAAGTGAAATTATCCACAAAACAATCAAGCCAAGACAAGAGGCTAACGATTGTGTCCAAAAACAAATATCAAAATTATCAGATGAACACCCAGAATGGAAACAAGACCAAGTAATAGCAGTAGCATACAGCAAATGTGGACTATCAAAAGAATCATCAGTAGATAACATTATCCAAGCAAATATGACTCAGCAAGTAAAAGACATTGAGGCACAAATTAAAGCCAAGAACGATGCCCTAGAACTATTCACTAAGGTCATGGCAAACAATGAAGATCCGTTATTACACGACTATATTGCATTACTCAAACAGGACGTAGAGTTCCTATCAAACCAATTAATCGGACTCAGAAAAGACAGCGAGTACGTATCTATGGAATCACTAGACAGCATGGTATCGGATATGAAAGAAAGATACATTTGTGATTGCTGTGGCGACATAAAAAAAAAGCTAACATAGAAGCAGTAGATTTAGTGGGCAAACACCCAACAGCACAGGTCAAGAAAAAGAAAAGACACTTTGAGTTTAAAGAAGCATCTAATGACGATTGGAAAGAATATGAGCATTATCTATACGAAGATGCCACCAAAAGTGGACAAAAATCAGACACAGTAGGCAACCCAGAGTTTAGGTCATTTACTCACTCATCATCATTTGTGGGTAACGTATTGTGGGACAGGGAAAGTAATGAGATGGACATTATTCTAAATGGCAAGAAATATCACTTTTGCAACGTATCAGAGAGACTATTTGATGCCTTTGAGGGTGCAGATAGCAAGGGTGCGTTCTTTAACAGAGAGATAAAAGGATTACACGATTGTTAGTCTTTTTAATAAAGTAAAACAATGTTATAATTACAAGCCTAGATGAAGTATCTAACGTGGATATGGATAGGTTGGATTAATTCTCTTATTAACAGTATATAAGAACTAACTTATGACTTGTAATTGTGAAAACAATAAAGAACAAGACGGTATGGATTGTCCAGCAGGACATTCCTACGATGTATCAACAGGCAAATGCGTAAAGTCAGAGAAGAAAGAACAATTTGGTTCTCCAGGTGTATCACAAAAAGCAGACGATGCTGAAAGTGATGTAGATTCTGGAAAAGAACAAGAAGTATCACAATTTGATTGTCCACCCGGACACAGATATGATGCTACACAAGAAAAATGTGTTCCATCTTCCCCTGAAGTTCCAGCAGTTGCAGATACCAAAGCTGATATTGCTAAAGAAGCAAGAATCAAACAACTAGAAACTCAAGTCGCAGAATTAAAGATGAAAGAGAAAAAACCAACTGCACAAGTTGGCTCTGATACTGTCTTTAAGACTTTTGACGAAGTTGCAAAAGAATATCCAAAAGCCTTAGAAAGATATGGAACTTACAAGTTCACTATCCCACACGATACTCTTAGAGGTATCAAAGTAGGCAGAGCAGATCCTAGAACAGGAGTTGCTGAGGCATTTAGAGGTGTTCCAAAACAACTCAAAGAAGCAGTTTCCATCTCAGGCACACACGCTACACAGGACTTAGATACTGATGTTGCAATCGTTCCAGGTGGAATCTCATTCGTCCCTGTATTCCAATTTGCTAAAGTAAAGGAAATCGGAGCAGGAGCAGATAGAGCAAGATTCTTCAAAACAACATTACCAGCAAACGGTTCACAAACTGTTGGTTCAACTCCATCAGAAGCCACTCAAACCATCACAGCTATTGAGGTAACACCATCTACCATTACAGGAACTTACCTTATTGGCGACTTTGATGAGATTGAGAACTCCCCATTCGACTTACTACAAGTAATCGTTGAGGGTTCAAGTGCATCTTATGAAGATTTTGTCGCAACTGATATGCTCGACACCGTAAGCAAAGAGGGAACATTAACTCCAGGCTTATGGATTAGAGGCGATACAGGTGCTACCATTTCATCATCAGACGTTGCATCAATGGCTATGGACGAAACAGGAATCGCATACGGAAGAGAATACCTTGAAAATCAGGGTTATCTCAGAGGTGGCGTAAAACCTGTTTGTTTCTTAGATCCACAACAATGGAGAGAACTAATTACCTCAACCAACGTAACTAGCCTCGCAACAAGAAGTGTCCCAGACATTTTCTTGAAAGCACAACTAGAAGAGTTGATGGGCGTACAATTAGTAGTTACCAACGCAGTAGAACATAAGAACAACACAACAAATGATGCAATCAACGCTATCATGTGTATTCCAAAACACTCATACGGTATTGGAATTAAACGTGATGTAACCGTCAAAATGCACGAAATCCCAGAAGACAACCAAGTTAGAGTAAATACTACTTGGAGAACAAAAGCTGGTGTTATCGATGCAACTTCAATCGTAAGAATTTCAACAACTGATTAGGCTAAACCCTAATTTTTTTTATTTTTTATTAATTCTCTTAATTTTAGCCATATATCGTGTATCATGGCAGGAAACTATTATGAAATCAACGCTTGTAAGGACTTGCTCAACATTGAGATTACCGATACAGCAGATGATGAGTTACTTAACAGATTAGGATTAATTGCAAATACTCATATTGATAATATTTTAAAACAACATGACGAGAGAATCCCACTCAAAGTCCCAAATGTCCTAGCAGACGTAAAAATGTCAGCAAATTTCTATGTTTGCTCACTATTTAGAGGCAAAAGGGGAGATGTTGATAGTGCAAAGTTCTGGAAAGAACAATACATGGAAACAATCAACGGTATCATTGAAAGCAAAGTAACAGATGATGCTATCCCACAGACCGTAGAGAGATTCACAGGACGTAGATATGGTAATGACTCACACTATCTTGCAGAGTGGTAATATGATTAATTCTCTTATTATCAAAATTATAGAGGTTTGATATGACAAAGTTATTCCAATTACCAACTTCTTGGAACGAAACAAAAAGAGTCCTAGAAGCAAAAAAAGAATCATTTTACAGTTGGGCAGACAATGCACCAAAATATAGAAGCAGATACAATTCAATTCAATCAAAGAACGATAACGTTGTCAGAGTTTTGAGTTTCCCAGAAGTATCTCCAAGTGGAAAACAAGAGATGATTAAAGAATTTGACTATACACACAACCTTGTCACAGACGATGGGGAAATTTATTATGCCAAGATGGGTGCAGGAGAAACACCAGCAACTAACGAGGACTTTGGTGGCACACAAGGTGGCACAGGTTACTTTGAAATTGGCACAACTGCTTATACAGAGGCAGAAACCGATACTTTCAATAATTTTGACGTTGGTGGCACATCAAAAATTGCAAACTCTCGTCAGACATTTTCTGCTGGTTATCCAAAAACCAACGATACAGGAGATGCAGATAACACAGGCGATGGATTGGACGTAGTTTCCTATTCTGTCAACTATTCAGCATCATCTTGGAACGATACAGATGTAGAACAAGGAGTAATCCACGATAACGCTAGTCCAACAACCTCAACCAAACTATTATGCTCATTCTCATTCACTAGCTTTGCAAAAACTGCATCAGACACCCTAAAGATATTCGTTAATCACGCATTTGAGAATCAATGAGCCTTAAACGAATGTTTGAGATGCTTAATCGTATTAATGGAACTCCAAGTAAATCTGAAACTAAACTTAATGCCAAAGTCAGACATAAAGAACGAATCAATTATGTGTTAGGTGCTGACTAATGGTAGATGTAAAGATTAGTGCATTAGGTGCAATCACAACCGTAGCAGGAGAGGATTTAGTTGCAATTATTGATGATCCATCTGGAACTCCTGTATCTAAAAAAGCGACTATTGATCAGATTAAAACATACGTAGGTGGTATAACTGCAAGTTCTACTGATACATTTACAAACAAAACTTTTGATGCCGATGGCACAGGCAATAGTATTACAAATATTGAGAACGCTGACATAAAGGCAAGTGCAGGAATTGTTATCACTAAACTTGCTCCTGGAACTGCTAATTATATTGTAAAAACCAACTCAGGTGGAACTGCACTTGAGCATGGTCTAATAGCAAACGCCAACATTGATGCCTCAGCAGGAATTGCACTATCTAAATTAGCAACAGATCCATTAGCAAGAGCCAATCACACAGGAACACAGGCATTTTCAACCATTACAGGCACAGTTCCAATCAATCAGGGTGGAAGTGGAGCAACAACAGCACAAGATGCAATTAACGCACTTACACAGGTATCAGGTGCAACAAATGAATATGTTTTAACTAAAGATACATCAACAGGAAACGCTACATGGAAAGTAGCATCAACAGTAGCATCATTTGACGACTTGACAGACGTATCAGTTGGAAGTCAGGCTCAGGGAGATGTGCTATATTTCAACGGAACAAATTGGGTAAGCCTACCAGCAGGAACATCAGGCTATTTCCTAAAGACACAAGGCACAGGAGCAAACCCTATCTGGGCAAGTGCTGGTGGGGGTGCAGAATTAAATCCAATCTTACAATCATCATCATATACACCAACATATACTTCCCCAGCAACAGAGGGTTCATCACAAGTTTCTATCTGGGTTGCTACTATTGATTCTAACAATCAAGGTGTTTACGCAAAGATTAAAAAGAACGGAAGTTATGTCACAGTACAGATCGCATAGAGTTGGTGTTGTTGGCAAATGACTATCACTTATCATGCAGGGCGTAGAATACAAGGATTATCAAGTGATACTAAACCAACAGACGTTCAATCAGGTTCAAGATTTGAAGAAACTGATACACAAAAGATTTACTATTTTGATGCAGGTTACACCGTACACACATTTACAAGTGTTGGATCAGATACATTTGAAGTTACATCTGGATCAGGAGATGTTGAATACTTGGTTGTTGCAGGTGGTGGAGGTGGTGGTAATACATCAGGTGGTGGAGGCGGAGGTGGTGGTGCAGGTGGTTTTAGAACTAATGTACCAGGCTCTACATCAGGTGGTGGTGCATCAGCAGAACCATCAAAATCAGTATCAACTGGATCATAT